AAGGTGTCTATAGAACTTTCTGGAATGCTTTTGCTAAAGACTTAGTTACTTTTAAAGCAGGTATCATGACCCAATGGAGTACACTTTCAGATTTTGAAAAAGCACAAGTGAGAAGAACTCTAACTGAGTTAGGATTTATTCTAGCTTTGTCAGCTTTAATCTGGGGATTACTACTTATGGTTGATGATGATGATGAAGAAGAAATGAAAAAGAGTTATGCTTATAACTTCCTTTTCTATCAGGCTATCAGGTTACGCAGTGAAACACAACAGTACTTACCTGGTTTTGGTTTTAAAGATGCTTATAGAATTGTAAAATCTCCTACAGCTATGACAAATACAGTAGACCACTTTATCAAGTTTACTGATCAGTTCTTATTTACATGGGATGATGAAAAATTATCTTACCAAAGAAGAGCTGGCGTATGGGAAAAAGGAGATAATAAATCTTGGGCCTATTTCTTAAAACTAATTGGATACTCTGGAAATAACATTACTCCTGAACAGGCAGTTAAGAATTTCCAAATGGTACTGAATAAATAAAAAAGGGGAGTTATTTCTCCCCTTTCTTTTGTTTTTCATCAGGCTGTGCAAACAGTTGATGGTTCTCTTCAAACCAATCCCTGGCATCAGCTTTTGTTGCAGCAGGTAAGCACCCACAATATACGCTCTCAGCACCTGCTAAGTAAGCTTCAATAAGGAGTTTCTTTAGTTGTTGTGGACTCATCTTCTATCAGATTTGTAATTCTTCTTCTACCTTTTTCACCTATTGGAATAGGATTACCCTCTTCATCAATATGTACAAATGTAATATTAGTTTTTAAAACTAAAGATTGAACACCAGTGTAAACATTGTGCGCTCTAGCTTCCATATATAAAGACACAGAGCTATTACCTACCTTAGAAGGTCTACCATATATCTTAAGTAATTGACTCTCTCTTGCAGGCTTTTCAAAATTACATTGGTCAATACTTACTGTAACCATTCTTGGAGTGTCACATAACTGCATTGCATAACCAGCAGCAGCTGCATCAATCCATGCAAGAAGTTTACCTCCAAACAAGTTACCATGAAACCCAAGATCAGATTTTTTAATTGGATGAGAGTTAAGGAAAGTCATTGCACTTTAATGAATTTAGATAAGTCAGGTCTGAAGTATCCAGGTCCTTTTAAAATTTTATAAGAATTTTTCATATATTTGTATTATGTGTTATACTTATTTAATTAAATGTACTATAAATAACAAATGTTATTATGGTGTTAGATGGGGTAATAAGTTACCACCATCTGAAGATCTATGGATCAAATACTTTACTTCAAGTAAAGTTATTAAAAACCTAGTTAATCAATACGGTAAAGATGCTTTTTTGTTTGAAATAAGAAAGGTTTTCACAACAAAACAAGAAGCAATTACCTGGGAAGAAACTGTATTAAGAAGACTTAAAGTTCTCAAATCTCCAGATAAATGGTTAAATAAATGTATCTCTAAAGCTATTAGATATGACATACATCCTAGAAAAGGAGCTATAGTATCTAAAGAAACTAGACAAAAAATAAGTAATTCTAATAAGGGAAAACCCAAATTTAATGAAGAACATAAACTCAATATGTCTATCAATAGATCAGGTTCAAAACATTGGAACTATGGTAATAAATGGTCTGAGGAATCTAAAACTAAAAATAAATTATCAAACCAAAAAACTAGAAGAGAAAATCCAGAATTGTTCACAAAACCTCCTTCTTTTGAAGGTAAAACACATTCTCAAGAAGCTAAAGAAAAAATGATATTAGCTAGAAAACTATACTGGGAAAGAAAAAAAGCTGCTTCCAACTAATTATTCTAAATCTCTTTTTACAATTGGTTCCAAATTTGGTCTAAAATATTGACTTCCTTTTAATATTTTACCGTCCTCACGAAGAACAGGCTTGCCATCATCTCCTAACTTACTCATATTGCTGGCTTGTATTTCATTAAATACATCTTCTATGATATGTTGCATACCATGTCTAAGGATAGTTCCGCAGAGGATATATAATTGATCACCTAAAGCATCAGCAATTTCTACTAATGAGTTATTAAAACAAGCCTCTAAGTATTCATCATTCTCTTCTTGCATAAGAGAGTGTCTAAGATTAAATCCGTGTTCATCTAAAGGTCTTGGATATTTACCATTTTCTTGACCAAATGCATTGTGGAATGTCTCCACTGCTTTTAATTGTTCTTTCATGATTCAAAGTTAAAAAAAAGGGGGTGACTAAAAAAGCCATCCCCCTTATTTTGATATTTATTGTTCCTAACTATAGGTTCTTAGAAGAATGCTTCTTCAGTATCATCATCCTCATCTGAGAAATCAAATGCAAAGTCATCTTCAGTTTCTAATTGTTCTTTTTCAAACTGTATGTGATCTTCTGGTGTAGGTTGTAATGAAACTACTGTGTCTTCAACTGTTAACACTGAAGTATCTGGTTCAATAGATTCATCAACACCATCCATCCAATCCTCATCACCTGGCTCATCAGTAGAAGTAACTATAACTGACATCTGTGTTTCTCTATTAAGTTCAACAACATCAATGATGGGTGCCTCAAAAGTATTACCCACAGGATCAGTATAAGTTACAGTTTCTTCAAGAGCTTCCATTGCTAGTGCTGTTTCTACTATTTCAATCTCTTCAGCTTCTGCAATCTGAACTAAAATATTAGTTTGATTCTCAGGCTGACCATAGTTATTCAATAATGGATCTGCAACTTTTTCTTCTTCTTCAATCTCTACTTCAACTGGAAGTGGTTTAGCAAAGTTGTTTACGCTAGAAATAAAATAGTGAAGTACTCTCTGATCCTCCATCCATGTTTTTGGGTGAGAAGATTGTAAAGCAGTAGTCACATAGTTATAGAAAGCCCATAGACTACTAGAGTCTTCAAACACATGTGTTGGTTTATCCATCTGAGATCTTACAATACTAGCTTGTTCAGTTGTAAGAATCTGATATTCAGCAAACAAGATACCAAGAAGTTGAGCTTGTTTTCTCTTATTCATCTTGATATCCTTCATTGCATTCTTATCATGTACTAACTGATCATAATACATTTGAGCATTTGTAACTTGCTCTTTAATTGTAGCTACAGTCTCTTCATCTGCTGTACCAGTATGTTTTCTGGCCCAGCTTCCCATATCTCCACATACCATAGTGGTTCCTGTGTGGTTCACATATGCACCAACACCACACTTAAATCTTACTTGCTTGTTATAACTATTAGTCCAAGCAAACATCATAGATAATTCAGGATCTGAGTTATATTGTAGTACGTGCACACCTTGTGCAATATTGCCATCTGCAGTAGCTCTATACTCTTCAGATACAATTCCAAAACCTGCTTGAGCAAGTTCTGTATATACGTGATCAATAACTGACTCATGGCTGATTACTGTATAAGAATCTCCGTGGTCTGGTAAGGCAACACTAATCAAGTGCGCCTTACTGCATTCTTTAATTTTCTTTGGCATTTTAAAATAAACTTAGTTGGTTTGTATTAGGTTCAAGGTTCTCAATTTCTTTTCTTACTTTCTCTAAATAGTACTTGAGATTAATATCATACTCCTCAAACTCTTTTTCTTCATAATCAATCATAAGAGCCTGCATCCATTTACCGGCCTCAACCTGGATAGCACGCATATCATCATTATTCTTCTTAACAATCTTACCCCCACTATTAGATACATAATATCTTATAGTATTTTGTAAGGGAGTCTCTGAATATTCTCCACTAACTATTTTGTGATAATGGAATGACCAGTCACCTTTGATTTTAACACCACCACAATAATCAAATATATCTGTGTTAGCTTTCATAAAGTCCTCTGGGTCTATACCATCTACAAAATATGCATGTAAAGCTTTAGGAATAATCAAAAAGCTCTTGTTTTTATGTAGGGCCAAATCTTTATACTCAAATCTACCCTTGCATTTAGACTTGCCATCTTCAGTAACAGCAATATAATTGTTTACATCACCAAGAACAATCTTACTATAAGTATCATGTTCCAACTGTAGGTTAGTCATATCTTCCCATCTCTTACAAATCTCCATATACTTATCTACATACTCTCTTGGGATCATTGTCTCAAGACCATCTGTATTTTGCATTAGGGGAATTGCATTAGGGATTTCTTCACAGATCATCTCATATAGCATTGACAAACTCAGCTGACCATTAATAGTAATCCTCATTGTAAATTCAGGATCATATAGGAAGCTATTCTCATCATTGCTCAACCCATAAGTTGAGTTTAGGATAATCTTATATACATAATTCTTTGGGTCCTTCTTAGGGATCTTCTTTCTTTCTTCAAAGAACCATTCATACAGACCACAGAATTCATCTTGTGGTAAATGTGCCGGAGCCCACTTATTTCTGATAGCAAGATTAGGATAGAAACTGGTAACATCACTTGTCATGATAACCATGTCTTCATCAGACTTGTATACTTTACTCCTTCTTGCACCATGAATACCACCAAGACCATAATCAGTCTTGACTCCTTTGTACTGTACAGAATACTTAAATCCTCCTTTAGTCTGACCCGGATAGATAACTACTTCTTTAAACTTCTTAAGAAGATTCTGAAATGTAGCTGTCTTGAATTCAACATAAGGTAGAATTATATCTTCAACTTTAATGATACTCCTATGAGTACGCATCTGTCTTAGATCCCATCTCTTAATACCAGTCTGCTCACTCAAGAATAATAGGAACAACTCCTTAGATATCCTTGGCTCAGAAGCACTGAAGAGATTGATACCATACTCTTGTGTTAGTTGTCTACGCAATTCAATCTGACTCTTACTGAGCTGCATGATCTGCTTGGTAGACTTAACATCATTAATACAATATCTAATAACTTCTGGAATCTGATCTGCAGTAATCTTACTAGTATGATGAATAGGCATGTCCATTATGTTGTGCCAATCCATTGTATACTGAATCCACTTTAAAGAACTTCTCTTGGCATTATTATCCCAGTGATTAAGTTTAAAGACATCTACCTGGTTAATCCGGATATCTCTTGGAGAGAACTCAAGAAACTCTTGACGGTTCTGTCTACCAATAATATCCTGAGCTTTACCATAGAGCCATCTAGCAATAGTATCTCCTGTGTTATGAATAACAGTGTCTCTATTTCTAATAATGTGCTCAGTAATCTGACTGTCAAATCCAAGACCATTAAAAGATACATGCCATTCATCAAATGCAATATTGCTATCTAAGAACTCCAAGAGCTCAAAGATGTCATTCTGTGATTCATGTATTACAAAGATCTCTCTATGTTCAGACTTAATATCCTCAAAGCAGGCAATAAATGCATTGCTGAGAGTTTCATAGTCCATTACCCAATGTGTTCTCATAATATTGGTGTTCAGTTAAGCTGTTCCCCCTTTTACTGCATAAAAAAAGGTAAACCTAAATTTACCTTTTCTGCTGTTACACTCTAAAACACAAGCATTATGCGTTCATGAAGCTAAGATAATCAAAATCTTTATTGACTGCAACTAATTTTAGTAAATCTTTAATAGATTCTGCATCACTAATATAGTATTCTTGGAATACTTCAAGTTTGTGACGTTCTTGTTTGTTTCCTTTTGTTCCTGTCAAAGGTTGTCCATACTCATCAAGCTTAGGAAGCATCTGTAGTGAATTTCTTTTTACTTTAGAAATAACTACAAATACTTTACTCTCTGGGTCAAAGATACATTCTACATACGGGGAAGCCTCCAAAACTGGAATGGCTCTAAAACTTGGCTTACCACTCCACTCAGAGTTAATAAGCATCATACTATTTTCCATGTTGGTTATATTTTATTACAAATTAATCTAGAATATTTATGTTTTCCAAATTTGCGACTACAATTAGTAAACATTCTTTATTAAGATCTGGTTTATCACACAATTCTCCTACTTCTTCTATTAGTTTTTTATCAACGCCTAGAATTTCAGCATATCTCTCAAACCAATTTTCAGGATTTAAGTAGCTATTGATATATACATAGTTACCGCTATACTGTTCAAAGAAATTAAGTATTGTTTCTTTAGTTTGTTTAGATGTTTTACTATATCTACCATTAATTAAATGATTCCAGTCTTCTTTTAAATCAGAAAAGTCAAATACAAATACGCTTTGCTCTTTACTTATGACTTTGTAATCATGCAATCTTGTATGCTTTAATAAAACATTGATCTCAAACTTTTTATATTCTTGATCCTGTCTTACTTCATATAAACATACCAACTTCATATCCTCAGGGGTATATAGGTCATTCCATCCAAGATAAGTCTCAGATGGAACAACACTAGTACCCCTTTTAATTCCCAAGAGCGGATATAAAAATATCTTGGACTTTTGAAAGTATTTACTGTAGAGTGTATTTATTACCATAATTAAAGTGTTACATTACCCAAAGCTAATTCATATGGTAACTTGTATTCTCTGTTTTCATAGTGATACTTTATTTTATCTTCTATGTCTTCAAAGTCAACTAACCACATTTCTAATGTTTCTTTGCTTACCTGGTAAGGATACACTTGGTTGTACTTATCAATTACTATGAATGTAACTACTATGTTCCATTCAACAGCATCTGAAAGTCCTTTAATGAAATTCTCCCAGGCAAGCTTGTGATAAATGGCTGCCTGAATCCAATACTTATAATAGCTTACAGACTCCGGAAAAGATGCAATATCCTTACCTGTAGTCTTCAAGTCATTGATAAATAAGGTCTTGGTATCATAATCCATTACCACATTATCTAAGACACCCTTATAACCAAATGGTAAATGCTCCTGATTAACACTAATCATATGCTCACTAAATGTTTTTATGTGAACATCATTAGGAGTTTTATCCAATTGTAAAAGGGATCTTACTGCTTGATTAGACTTTAGTTCTATCAAAGATTCTTTGCAGTTGTTCAAAGTAATCTCATCAACTATAGTCTTATCAAGACTTTCTTTTAAGAAATTAAAATAGGATTTGTTTTCTTCTGTGAGAACTTTGTCTAGTCTTTGTTGATCTGTTTTAAGAGACTGGTAGAGATTTGCTGTGAGTAGTTCTGTGAGTATTTCTTGAGAGTAATCATCCAAAGATAATGAATCATTTCCAACAGTACAATGGTACTTGAAAAGATTATCAATAATCTTTCTTTGGCTATCCGTAGGATATTTACCTGGCATGCTAATAAATTGCTTGTCATAATGATCTGGCTCAAATAAGAGACAGTGTAAGACACGCCCTGCTACCAGGTGCGCGTCTGTACTGTCTTCTCTCTGATTCAAAACATAATGACTGTAAAACATTCTAGGTGAGAACAATAGCTTATTAATGCTACTGTAGCTAAACCAGAATGGTTTCTTGTAAAATAATTCTAGTTCATCAGAACCAGTCAATGTCAGTGGACTCATTTGTTTCTTCTATTTGATTGTTATTTGATACAGGTACTATTTCCTCAAGAATAATTTCTTCAGGTGGTGGAGGTAACTCATTAGATTCTTCTAGAACTGGTGCACTTAAATTATCCTGATCTGATAAATCTGGATTCTCCTCAAGAATTTCAGGCACATCTTCTAAACCAGCAGCAAATTCTAAGAGCGGCTTCTTATCATCAAATGCAATCTCTGCTCTATAGTCAGAGTTAATTGCTACTGAAACTTCTGGTGTAGGAACCATACTTGCAACATTGAAAGTAGAACTTCTAGCAATATTAGTTACAAACCAGTCAAGTCTAGATTCTAGAAGAATATTTAACCATTCAGTAGTAAGAAGACCAAGTGAAGTTAATTTCTTAGATACATCATCTGGGTCCAAACAGTCTACATCTCTTACTCTAAGACTAAAGTAGCTTACCATAGATTTGAAGTTCACATGATTCTTAGTATGACAGTTTGCTATCTTATTACCATACTCTTCTAGTAACATGAGCAAGTACAATGCACTCTCTACATAGTTAGAGTTTGCCATGATCTCCATG